GAAAACTTAATCAAATCTGAGCAAGAATTTCAACTTATATATTTAGGAATATATACCTACCTAGCATCAGCATTGAACAAATAGAAATTATTACCTCTACCGAAACGCAGAGCAGGAGGCATTTTTAATGTAGGTATTTGAAGATTAGCCTTCCTGATTAACGATCTTCCATTCTTAGCTAATCTATTCTGCATTATATCTGGTGGAAGCTGATACATAGAGCGCAGTCTTACACATAAATTATAATGTATGGCGCTTCTATAATAAGCTGGCATGTTAAATTCAGCGTCTAAATTATCTGTAACCTGAGTTACGCGCCATACTAATCCAGCACCAGAGCCACCTAAATCGGCATTGCTCACAGTTAGCATATCGTTGATAACGTAGCCTTCGCCTTCATTTTGAATTTCAAAATCAGTAACAATACCTCCTGCAACTGTAATATTTGCGGTAGCTCCAGAACCAAAACCAGTAAGATTTATTAGAGGTACAGCTATATAAGTACCGTCAACATATCCAGCGCCAGCGTCTTGTATGTTTCCATTTTGAATTTGAATAGTGAAGCCTATCGGGCTTTTAATAATCAAATGTATAGAGTATTGATCGGTAGGAATAGGCCAAACAAACACATTACCATAAGGATAAGCATTATCGTAAAAAATATATTGCGGCCAAGAATTTAAATTTTTTAAAGCCAATAATGAGTAATCCTCATAGCTCCATATAGGAATTAGAGGAAAACTTACTTGATTATTTACGCTATCTTGTCCTGTTATTTGCTTAAAATAAGCAGCTTGTATTTTATCAGGTCTTTGAGTGTTATAATATTGACCGGGGCCTATAAGATTTGACTTCTGACTATTTCCTATAGCTGATACTTCATGAAGCGAAGGTACAAGCCATCTTGCTTGTTGCCATTCATCAAGCATCATATTTAAAATAGTAAACCCATCGTTTATATCTTCAGCCAGCAAAGTTTGACCAACGCCTAAAACGCCAGCTTCTTTCATCGCTAAAGTTACAAAATCGCGGGCTGTTGTCATTTACTTCACTTTTTTAAGAGTATACCCGCTAGATTTAGCTGCACTTTTTAATTTCTTATAACCTACTTCAGATACTTTATAAGAATTTACTATTTTTCCATCTTTTATCGCATGATAAGTAGATGTGGAATTTTTACTACCGGGTTTTCTACCGCTACCGGGTCCACCCATAATATTAACTCCACTGATTTTTTTGCTGTTGAGGTTCGATAGGCTTGGCTTCAGGAGCATTGCCGCCAAGTATACTAGCTTCTTCTTCAGCATTCTTTGCGACTACACCAGCATTTTCTTTTCCATGCGGGTATATCATCTTAGGATATTCCGTATGGCCTTGCTCATTTAAAATATTAGTGTCTTTACCAAACTTAGGATGTGGATTTGAAACACTATATGGATGTGGATTTTTAACAAATTTTTGATCTTGAGCCGCGATAATATCGGGCTGTTCTATAGATTGATCTAAATGATTGGTAGGTAAAATAGCCATTTTGATTTCCTTTTTATAGACATAATAAGCCCTACCCCTGATCAAAGGGATAGGGCTTGACTTGTATTACACCCTATCAGCGCAAACACAGAGCCATTCGGGCCTTATGTACTTTTTCCCGAATAACACGTCAACGCGGGTAGCTAACTGATCGCTGTTCGGTAAGTAGTCTGTAATAATACGCATTGCAATACCATCAAAGTTGGCGCGTGCGCCTTCTTCAATAGCCTTGCGCGGTAACACAAGGTCCGCAGTAGCCATCGTGACAGCCTTTTGCGTATAAGCAATAGACTTACGATAAACCTCATTAGCCTTAGTCACCATGCGAACAGTAGCGCCATTGAGCGGTAAAGCGTCAACGGTTTGGTATTGTTGATCCGCACCACCAGCAAAACCACCAACAGGACCAATCAAGCCGGGATAGATTGGAATAGTAGTAGCACCAGCGCCAACGTCAGCAGTTACAACAAACTGGCGAAGAGTGCCTTGAGATTGCTTGGTGACGCGGTTAACACCATTAACACCGTCAATAGTGATAATATCGCCCTTGCGTAAGGTAGCGCCTCCCGGCATAGCCGAAACAGTAATATTACCGCCACCAGTACCAGTAGATTGACCACCACCAGAAATAGTAACACCATTAGTATAGTTACCAGACGTATGAGTAATAACAGTCTGATCGCGGAACCAACGGCCATATCCTAAGCCTGATTTCATTTTACCGCTACGGAATTGAGCGGAGATTTCAGGAGTAGGATTGAGCAAGCCTTGCAGAGAGCTAGTAGTACGCGCGTCAGTCTTAGGAGAATTGACAACACGTCTATCCATATCGTCCGCGCCTTGGTCATCAAGGATAGCGTTAGCGTCTAAGAACTGATCTGAAGTAGGAGAAATGATATTACCGTTAGCATCTACGTTAGAGACGAAATTACAAACGCCTCCCTCAGAACCTAACATAACATCAAGTGCAACTTTACCAGCAAGAGCATTAATCATTGGAGCCATAACAAGGTCCGAATAATTATCAATGCTCATGGTACGCTCAGCCGTGGTATAAGGCGTAGCGACGTTCTTTTGTGACGAAACAGTTAAAGTAGTAAACTGTTGCGTATTGTCCTGAAGCTGCATTGCAGGACCATCAGTAACGATAAAGTCAGACGGCAGACGGATACGCAGAGTATCGCCAATCTTAGCGCCGTCGATAGCAAATTGCTTATCGTACTGAGTATCCATGTTCATAATGAACAGGTTGCTATTCTTAAAGAGGCGAACAGCCTCCTTAGTAATCATGTCGATAGTTAAATAAGTGTTTCCAGCCATAATTAAAAGTCCTTAGTCAAATGGGTTAAACTGATGATGTATTTAAATGACTGGTGCTTGAGACAGTCTATTTAACAAGCCATCAGAGCCATTGACCGGACTAAGGCGGTTTAGATCGAAACAGGGTCTTTGTGCGGGCCAAGACGCGATTTGATGAATTAATGGCAGAGAATTTTAAATTGTAAAGAGGTAAGTGTGGGTAAGTTTTAAAAATATTTTACCCACACTCTCAGACTGTCACCAGCGTTTAAGAGCCGTCATGAATTTTAAATCAGTAGGGCTTTCGTTTTCCCATTCTCCCTGTGTAGCGTTAGCTCCTAAGCGTATCGCGCACCAATATACGATAGACTTAGGAAGCTTCCAAACTATCGCTAAAAGAAACTTCTCTTTATATTTTTCATAAGCGTATTTCATATTAATACCCTCTTTGGGCTTGTTTCTCAGCTATTTGCTTAGCACGTTTAGCGTTAAATTCTTCCTGACTTTCTTTACCAGTAATTCTAGTACTTTCCTGTCTGCTATTTCCAACAGGTTCGATAGGAGGCGGTACAGCAGAACGCTCACGCCTTGGCTTTTTATCAGCCTCTTTAAGCTTATCTGATATTTTGCTCAAAGCTCTATCTAACTTACGCGGATTATCGCGCAATTCATATAAATCTTCAGCTTCATCTATATTATCTGCCAGATAAGCTAAAACTTGGCCACCGTTACCATGTTCTAAATCTCCTAATACTTCTATGATAGGAGCAGGTATAGGGCCTAATTCACTAGTAACCTCTACAATTTTCTTACTAAAATCTTTATCAGTTTTAATTGCGACACTTTCCAAGCTATCACAAGTATCCTCAAATTTCTTTTTAGCTTCTAAAGCTTGTTTTTCAGCAAGTTTAGTAGCAGCTAAAGCATCTGCTCTGCGCTGTACTTCTTCTTCTGTCAAACCTTCAACAGGCTGTTCTTTTAATCTGGCTTCTAATTCTTGAACACGCTTTTCAGCAGCAGTTTTTTCAGCAGCGAGCTTATCCCATTTACGCTGTCTACGTGCTTGCTTACGTTCTTCTTTTTCTTGAGCTAACCTAGCGGTCTTTTCTTCATCAGTTTCTTCTTTATTTTCATTTTCTTCCTTGTTTTCATCTTCGTTTTTATCTTCTTCATCGTCATTTTCATCTTCGTTTTCGTCGTCGTTTTCTTCTTCACCTTCTTCATTTTCATCTTTATTTTCATTAGAAGATGAAGAACTTTCCTTATTATTCTTTTCGTCTGTGCTATCGCTTATTTCGATAGCATCGCGCTGCTTCTGAGCCTCAGAGCGTGTATCTTCATTTTCATTAGGTATATCAGGAGGAGCTAATAAAAAAGAAGCAGTATTTAAAAATCTATTGCGAAAAATATTCATATCCAATTTTCCAATTTTCTCTTTTGAATTTCAGCATAAAGAGCATTCTTACGCTCTAAAAATGCAGGGTTTATATTAGGCAATGGTCCAATATTCTTAGGGTTATTTTTATTGAATTTGTCATGCGTGCTAGCTTCTGCTCTTTTAGTTTCAGCAGATAAGCAGCTTTTATAATTTAAAATTAATTCATTATCAGTCAAATCTCCTATATTCATCAGCAAACCTTTTTCAAATCTTTAATTTGCTCATTAGCTACTTTCTTCATTTCAGCTACACGAGATTTATCCTTTTTAATTTCTTCTGCTCTCTGAATAGTTCTAATATCTTCTTCAGCACGCCAACGCTTTTCGCGCGCTTTATCTTCAGCAGTAGGAACATACTTTACTGGAACATCGACCATAGTAGAGAGTTTAGATGATTTCTTTTTCGCCATTGTTAGCTCCTGTGTTGACTATAATAGGCTCTACTTTTTCTACTCTATCTGAAGTGTAAGGAGTGTTATTGATGAATGCTGGAATACCAATATCGCTCAAATCAGGATCGTTTGAACGCTCCATAAGAGCATCGTAGATCATATCCTTTTGATCCTGCGGAACAGCAGGGCTTCCGATCATGTCCATTAAAAGCTTAACGGCTATCGGAATATATTTTTCAACATTCGCTTTAGCAAAAGCTCTCGCATTTTTAAATTTTGAAGTCAATCCTTGCGAGCGTCCAACTTCGTAATAAGTCGCGGCAAGCTCTAATGCTGTTTTCTCAATCAAGAGCGAATGAGGAGATACAACGTGATTTTGAATTTTTATAAGTTTTTTCTCTAATCTACCCATAATCAAGCCTCTTTTTCGGTTTCGTTATTTTCTATTACAATGGGCGTACCGCCGTCATTTATACCGGGTAACTCATTTTCATCAGCACCAAACTTTTGACCATTCTGTAAAGCTTCAATGATAGCGTCCTTGATTAGAGGCTGTATTTGTTCAACAGATAATCCGGGTCCTGAGTTACCTAAAGCTGTAAGTCTATCGCTGATAGCTTTGTAATCTTCTCTAATCTCTCGCAAGGCTTCTACAGTAGCTTTGTCTACCGCTACGTTCTCCTTAAGATTTAGCTCACGATCCTTGATATCAAACTCTCTAGACCTATCAGCCAATTCTTGAGTTTGCTTAGAAATAATAGCAAGCTGCTGCTCTATCTTTTGAGCGGCTTCTTCCATCGCTTGTGTCATTTGTGGGTTAGGAGCATCGCCTAAGATGCTAGGCGGAATAATTCTTCTCCAACGCTGAGCTAGTAATTGAGCTTCAGGGAAGTCCGCGACCTTCCAAAGAATATCGCCAGCGACATTCATAAATTCCTTATTAGAAGCTGCGATCTGAGTTAATGCGTTGAATGCTTCCTGACGGCGAGTAGCGAACGAAGGTCCGGTATCAGATTGAACGGTATAAATACCGACATTAGGATTGAAAATAACTTCAATCATCTGCTCATTACTTACAGTAGGCTCTCCTTCAGGTAAAACTTTTTTGTAAGCTTCAGCGGCTTTAGGATCAATTGTAAGATTAATTACAGTACCGTCCTTAGCTTCAATGCGCATAATGCGCTTTTTGTCATAGATTTTTGGAATTAAATCTATGAGGATTTTGCCTGTATAGCGTATTCCGATAGCTTGACCATCGATGAAATGGTAAGTTGCTCTATCGCCTTGGCGTTGTCTGGCGTTAATCGCAACACCAGATTTAGCGTTTTCATTCTCGCCCATTTGGGCTTGGTATTGACCGCTAACCATCATCATTTCGTTTTGAGCTATTTGCATTTGCTGCACATAAGCTGGCGACGAAACAGGAGCTTCCATTCTCTTAGGAGGGCTTAGTTTATTTCCATCCTCATCATATTCATTGAATGGCAGCCAAGCATGATTTACTGTGTTAGCTGTTCTATAATATTCTTCATGACCTTCAACAGCATCAGCAGAAACAACTATAGGTGTTTTGGTTTGTAATGCTCCAAATTCAACATTCGCTGAAGAATTGACGTTATAAATTCTTTGAGGATCGAGTAACGCGCGAGTATGCCCGATACGATCCATAACGCCATCAATAATAGTCTCGCGGCCAACAATACGAACAATAGGAATATACTTACCTAGCCAAGGCTTCTTATCTATAATTGTATTACCGGCAATTTTAAACCATTCTATTTCACCGCGAACAACGGGACGCTCGCGATATGTACGCTCAGCGATAGGGAGATTACTTTCTCTCCATTTAATTTCATTGAATATAGCTTGGCCTTCTTTAGGGATTTCACTCCAAAATCCCTCTATTTCTTCTCCTGTTTCAGGGAGAATAAAATAAACGAACTTGTCGTCTTTATTTGTTTTGCGGAAATATTCGCATACGCGGACATGGTTTTGAGTGTACCAGCCTTCAGAACTGTCACCAAATATCGCGCTACCGCCTACACTATCTTTAAATTTAGGATATTTCGCGTCAAATAAATCCTTTACTTCATCAGTAAAGACAAATCCAAAATTTGCGTCAGAGCCGTCAACCTCATTAATATCTGGATCAAGATATACCGAACGAGGGTCTTTGACGCGCTTAATGAATATCTCCTGATCGAAGCTTCTATCGCTGATATAGTCTGTAACTATTCTCCAATAGCCTATGCCAGCATCAACTTGAAACTCTGAGGCGCTATCGTAAACCGTTTCAGCATTCGATATATACTCAATATGCCTGACAACCTCTTGGAAAATTTGAGCAGCTTCAAACGAAGCGGTATCACCAACAGGGCGGATATTTACACCCGGCTTATTCTGCTTTCCATCATTAACAATTTGAAGATTATGTTGTTTAGTTTTATTGATAGTTAAACAAGGTCTATCATTAGCAATTCTATCACCAACTACCCAACTATCCCATTGGTACATGTTAATGCTATCAGCATTAGCAAATTTATAATCATATTCAAAATTTGTTCTAGCTTGTGCTTCCCACTCTACACAAGCATGAAAACGCTTTTGAGCTTCTAAAACAATAGCGTCATCTTTACTAATTGAATTTCTATCAGACATTTTGAATTACCGCATCCAACCATTATTTGTGGGTAAATTTAAAATTTTTCTCTCAGCACTACGTTTAGGTTTCTTACTATCTGTTTCAGTTTTTAAAGACAAGGCAAATGTTTGAAAACCATCAGCGCCATGTGACCAAGGCGTATTATGGTCGGGCTCTTTACTAAATGTACCAGTATCCTCATCTACTTTGTAGGCATAGCGTGATAAACATTGCCAGCCATCAGCAGTATTAAGCTCATCGAAATTACATAAAGGAAAAACGCTTCTCGCAGCATTGATACCCACACTCTTACGCGATGGACGTTCTACAACTATAACTTTTACCCCTGTAGCTTTTAGCTGCTTCTCAGGAGTAACATTTGAAAGTGTTTCAGCAGAGCCATCATGAGGTAAATAATGAGTACCATAAGTATAATTTAAAGATTGAAGATACTGAATATAAAAAGGCATCTTCTTCAAACGATCTTCATAGTATCGTATTATATTAAATTCCATCCCAACTCTTTGAATAAACCAAATAGCTGTCTTATCGTTATGCCCCAAGTCCCAAAAGGTATAAACAGGGCGGCTAGGATCATAAGGAACATGGCCGCGCCGATTACTGCTTAACACTTCACGCAATTCATCAGCATATATAGCACCTTCTAAAACTACCTTAGTTTGCCCTTCCCAAACTTCTAAATAGCGATTTTCATTAGCTGATCTAAGAACATTCATTTCCATTCTTAAATCAGGAGGAAACCATTTATTATCCCAATAGTTTA